TATGCCTCCGCACGGTTGCAGAAGAGATTGCGTGGGAACAAAAATGCTGAGCTTCAAGCTTTGGATATTGATCCTGCTGCTTTCCTCGAGAAGTATACGGACCCTGTGGTTTTGAGCTTTGTGGAAGATGTGACACTTTTGTGTTTGCAGCTTTTACGAGCAAACAGCAACATCGACCGCGCTTTAGCTGTGACCGTGTTTGTCAAGCTTCGCACCGGTACGTCTCTCATGACTGGTGTAGCCACTATCATTTCTGATATTGCCACTGATCTATTCACCCCCCAACTGCAAGGAGCAGATGACGTGCTCAAGGGTGTGACCGATCTACGCAGTTTGATGGCTCACTGGGAAACGATTCAAACCAGTTCACTTGTTCAACAGATCACACGTGTCTACAAGTATGCGGTGGCACTCGGTGTCTTTGCTCTTGTTGGTGTGAAGATCGATGAAAAGGTGGCGTACGCTTGTAAGAAAGAGTTGGCTTCGCCCTTGTTGGGCCCCAATTTCATGATCACAGTGCTCGACACCATTGCAATGTTCATCCAACGTGCTCTGCTCTTTTCTAAGACAGGCAAGTGGGAAACGTTCATTCACGGTCCGCAATCTTTTGCTACTTGGTTTGATGCCTGCCAGAAAGTGAAGCGAGAGTTCATCTTTCGTGGAGACTTAGAGTCGCAAGGCACGAACTATCACAAGTTTGTCGGTGATCTGAGACAGTGCGTGGACGAAGGTAAGTCGATCTTGAAGTATGGCAACAAGACGGCTGGTATGGAGATCATGGGCATTAAGAAACTTCTCAATGAGATGTTGATGATGCAAGCTGAACTCTCAACCTTCCGTGAAGCCCAGAAATCGAGACGCCCACCTTTTGGCCTACTCGTGTACGGCAAGACTTGTGTCGGTAAATCAACTTTCACGAGCATGCTTTACCAGTTTGCTGGAAAGTTTTGGGACTTGCCAACTACCGATGAATATCGCTACACCCGCAACACGTGCGATGACTTTTGGTCGGGTTGGGACTCCATGAAGTGGTTTCTTCTTCTTGACGACATTGCTTTTGGAGATCCAAACAGTAAGGTAGTGGACAATTCGTTGACTGAAGTGATTCAGATCATGAACGATGTTCCTTTGGTACCAAACCAAGCCAGTCTCGAAGACAAAGGCAGGAATCCGTTGCGTGCTAAGATGGTTGTGGCAACGACCAACACTCGTCACTTGAATGCTCACGCCTACTTTGCATGTCCTATTGCTGTTCAGCGTCGTTTTCCCTTCGTGCTAGTTGTGTCACCTAAGGGGCAGTATGCTCGTGATGATGATCCAGAGATGATCGATCCTGCAAAGCTTCCAGCTATTGTGGATGATTGGCCGAACTTTTGGAACATCAGAGTAGAGCGTGTGGTGGCTGCTGGTGACTCTCAGGCTACGTATGAGGAAGTTCAGACGTTTACGGACATTGACAGATTCTTTGGATGGCTGGGAGATACCATGAAGCTGTTTGGCAGCGTCCAAGCTAAGGCTGGAGCTGGCATTTTAGCAATGCAGGATTTCGATCTGTGCCGCAGTTGCTGCCTTCTGAAGCACAAGTGTGTGTGCGATATGGCTGACGAGTATGGAGTTCAAGCGCGCGAGTATGTTGTTGCTGACGGATTGAAGGTCGGTGACCAATTCTCGCGTTTGGTTGAAGCTGATGGGCGGGTGTGGTTGTATGAATTTACGCCCCATGCCTCCACTAGCGGAAACTACATGCTCACCACAACTGTTAAGCACGGTCAGATTGTTGAGAGGAAGTTCACTGCGCCTGTCCAAGTCGTGTCACATTTGGAGCCTGCTATTGTGCAGAGCTCGGATGTTGATATGGCAGATGTGTTGAGTGAGATTCTTCGTATCCAAAATCTGAGACAGCAGGACCGCTTGTTCGCTGTTATCAATTGGGGTATCGAGATGTATTTGCGCGCTTACGTGAAGTCCTCATTTGTGCGTCGTGCCTCCAACTATGTCATGGAATGGGAACTCCCACGCAGGTTACTACTGTCTGGTTTTCAGTGGTATACCTCGACTGGGAGTGACTACTACGTGTGGATGAGCGATGCGTTGCGAGCCAGTTTCATCAGTCGGCGCTGGAAGATGGTTTTGGGAGGTCTAGCGGCTACTACAGCCTTGATCACCGCCTATGGACTGTACAAGTCGGTATCCAACCGTACTCCAGCTATCCAGGGTCTACGACAGTCTGTCCCAGATGATCACTTCACTCCCACAGAACGTGCCAATGTCTGGAAGAGAGATGACTATCAGACTTCAACATTTGATCGATCGGAATTTAGCGCATCGTTTGCTAGTCTCACCTTTGACCAAGTGACGAAAGTTGTTGAACGAAACACGGCGAGGCTTAAAGCTTCCAATGGTGTCCGAGCCCGAGAAGGGAACACTTTCAGTCCTTGCGGACATTTGTGGATGACCAACAACCACATCCTCTTTGATGAGGGAGATCTGGAGATTACGCTATCTGTCATGCCACATGTTCAGGGAGCATCTTCTAACGTGGTTTTCAAGTTGCGTCAGACCGACATCTTCAGAGTTCCAGGGCGTGATTTGGCTTTCTTCGAAGTTCACAGCTGGGAGACGAAGCGTGATTTGCGGGAACTCATTCGCAAGCCGACTCTCCGTGGAGCATATACCGCTACTTACGTCACTAGAGCCAAAGGATTGGACACGGTCGTGAGACAGGTGAAGTGTGCAGTGCAGAGTGATAAGGAAGTTCCCGAACTTGACACCACCTTGAGCACATGGACTGGTTGGACTGACAATCCAACAGTGGTGGGTGATTGTGGTTCTCCTATGTTTGTTCATCAGCCAGTGACCGCTATTGTGGGTCTACATGCTCTGGGTAATGCCCATGGAGCGGTGTGGGCTACAGAGATCGATACAGACATAGTGGCAGTTGCCGTGAAGCACTTTGACATGCCAGTGGTCCAGTGTGCTACGCCCGAAATCGGAGCCAAAAGTGCACCAAAATTGCTGGTGGATTTGCGCCAAAAGTCACCATTACGCTGGTTAGAGACTGGTTCTCTGCATGTGTTTGGTAGCTATTCGCAGATTGCAGTGACGTCTCGATCCAAAGTTCGCCCCACGTTGTTGGGTGCGGAGATTCTGGCCGAACGTGGTTGGAATGTGGATTTCACAGCACCCAAGTTGCGGGACTATCGGCCTTGGAGACATGCACTCGTTGATTCCACACAGAAGAAGTATGGGTCCTTGAGTGGTTCGGAGATGAAGGCCATCGCGCAGGCATATACTGACGATGTGCTCCAACTGCTACCGAAGGAGTGTCTGAGCATCTTGGAACCCCTCTCCGACAAGGCAACGGTCAACGGTATTGCTGGTGTGCGATTTATCGATAAGATGAACTTCAAGTCATCGATGGGTGAGCCGTACAACAAGACCAAGAAGGCTTTCTTGTCTGGATCAGAAGGGAACATGGAGTTCAATGAGGAAGTGAAGGCACGAATCGCTCGTATCAAACAGATGTACGAGAGTAACCAACGTGCGTGTCCTGTCTTTTGTGGGAAGCTAAAGGATGAACCCCGAGCAACGAAGAAGGTTGAAGAAGGGAAAGTCCGAGTTTTCACAGCAGCACCCGCAGATTGGAGTTTTGTGGTTCGACAGTACCTACTTCCTGTGGTCAAGTTGATGCAAGAGAATCCTCTCGTCTT